TCCAGACTTTAATGATATTAAAGAATCGGATGATTTTCATAACTGGGCAGATGAACAGCCAATGGAAATTAAATCTTGGATTTATGAGAACAACAACAATGGTAAACTTGCAGCAAGAGCAGTCGACCTGTATAAGAAAGACCGAGGACTTGGATTAGATAAAAAAACTACTACTGAAAGAATGCAACCGAATGAAGGTGCTGATTTGCTAGTTAAAACTAGAGAACAAATTGGACAGCCAACAGGAGGAGAACAATCTTTCACAGTATCAGATATTAAAAATATGTCTGATGCCGAGTTTGAACAATATGAAAAAGCTATTGTGATGGCTCAAAGAGAAGGTAGACTTTTTAATAAATAGTTTATTTTCTTATTTTATCAACAAGTAAACAAATAAAAGGAAAAACAATTATGGCACACTTTTACGCAGCTGGTGCTAACTTTAATCCAGCTACAGCAGGTCAGGCGAACCAGTTTTGGGTTCCTGAAATCTACAGTAAAAAGGTTCAAATAGCATTCAGAAAAGCTTCTACAGTTGAAGCAATCTGTAATACTGATTACATGGGTGAAATTAAATCATTCGGTGATACAGTTAACATTGTTAAAGAACCACAAATCTCAACAGTAGCATACGACAGAGCAAAAGATATCTCTGCTAATGCTACTCTATTAACAGACGAAGAGTTAGTTCTAGTTATAGATAAAGCAAATGCATTTCAATTTGCAATCGATTCATTAGAAAAAAGATTCGGTCACATTAACTTTCAATCAATAGCTTCAGACAATGCAGCTTACAAATTGAAAGATGTAATGGATACTGAAGTTCTTTCTCATATGGATACAGAAGCTAGAACAGCAGGTACTGGAACACTAACAACTGCAGCGAGAGCTGGTAAGTTTGGTAGTCTTGCTGCTCCTATTGATATAGGTCATGCAGCAGGTGAAGTTGACCCTTTAACTATTATGAATGACGCAGCTCAAGTCATGGATGAAGCAAATAATGCTGAAGATAATAGATGGTGGGTTGCAGCTCCTTCATTTTACAACCAATTAGCAGACACTTCTTCTAAACTTTTATCTACTGACTTTAATGCAGGTAAAGGTTCTTTAAGAAATGGTCTAGTTGCTTCTGGTTTAATTAGAGGTTTTGCTATGTACAAATCTAACAACCTTCAAAAACATAATGGTGGTGGATACCCAGCAGGGAATCACCCAGTATGTATGTTTGGACACATGAGTGGAATGGCTGCTGCTTCAGCAATGAACACAGTTGAAACATTCAGAAGTCCTACTACATTCGCAGATGTAGTTAGAGGTCTTCATGTATATGGAAGAAAATTATTAAGAGGTGACGCAGTCGGTTCTTGTATGGTTTTCGTAGACTAGTAATAACTTTGGTAGGGGATAGCAATATCCCCTATCATTTAATTAAAAGGAAATAATATAATGAAATTAAAAGAACATATTCCACATATTGTATCAGAACATAAGAAAGCAATAGCAGTAGCTGTTGTAATATTAATTGTTGCAATAATTATATAGGAGAAATAAATATGCCAATGAAAACAGCAATGCCTGGTGGAAAAATCGCAAATAAAGGCAAATACAAATATGGTGGTAAAGTCCAAAGAAAAAAATATGGACATGGTGGAACTATGATTATCACTATTAGTAAAGATAAAAAAAATAAAAAGAATTACAAAAAGAAATAAGAATTATGGGATTGATGTCATCTCCTGCATGGACAAGGAAAGAAGGCAAAAACCCTAAAGGTGGTTTAAATGCTAAAGGTAGAGCATCTTACAATAAAGGTAAAACCAAAACAGGTAAGAAAAGAAATCTTAAAGCACCTAGTAAAGTTAAGGGAAACAAAAGAAGAAAAAGCTTTTGTGCAAGAATGAAAGGAATGAAAAAGAAATTGACTTCTAAGAAAACTGCTAGAGACCCTAACTCAAGAATTAACAAATCATTAAGGGCATGGAACTGTTAAATGGCAAAAAATTATAAAACATTCGTAAATGAATTATTAGTAGAGTTAAATGAACCAGAAGTTACAACAGTATCTTCAGCAGTTGGAATACAAAAACAAGTAGCAAATGTAGTTAATAGAGCTTACTTTGATATAGTAGACTCTGTTGATGATTGGTCTTGGCTTAGTGCTGATGTTCCTGATGACCCTTATTATGGAAACACAATTGTACCAACAGTTGTAGGACAAAGATTTTATTTATTAAAAGCTGG